CTTCGTTCTCCTTCAGGATCTGCTTGAGACGCTTGAAGAACTGACCCTGCAGTTCCATCTTTGCCTCGTTCTTGACTCGGAAGTCCACCACCGTGCATCGTGAGTGCAGCGGTTCGATGATCTTGTTCGGGAAGTTGCAGGTGAAGATGAAGCGACAGTTGGTGTGGAACTCTTCCACAGCCGCCCTCAAGGAGAGTTGGACATCGTTAGTGGTGTTGTCTGCCTCATCGATGATAACGACCTTGTGGGGCGCTCCAGAGGTCAGTGAGACGGTGCTAGCGAACTGTTTGACCTTGTTCCTCACCGTATCTAGGAAACGTCCCTCATCGGATCCGTTGATCACGATGTAAGAGGCACCAATCTCCTCACACACGGCTCTAGCAACAGTCGTCTTGCCAACACCAGCAGTTCCTGCTAGCAACAGGTTGGGGATTTCACCCTGCTCAAGGAATGCCTGAAAAGAATCCTTGATATTCTTGGGCAAGATACAGTCCTGCAGTTTGTGAGGACGATACTCTTCAACCCAAAGGAATTTTTTATTCATCATTGTGTAGTTCTACAGGCTCAAAAATTTCATCCATAGATCCAGTTTTGAAAACGGACTCTGGATGATTCATAATACTACCACGCATATACCGTCCCAGTCCAGGAGACTTCACAGTATAGAACATGGTCTTTTTCTTTTGTTTGCACCACTCGATAGCAAAAAGCAATGCAGTTCCATCAATCACACCAGTGTTAAAATCAGCAGTGAGTGTGACAAATGAATTTTGTTCCGTCATCAGGAATCCAACCTTGTCTGGTCTCATCCAATCTGGTAGTGTCCAGTCTTTCAACCAGGCACAACCATAACTATCGCAGATTGGAGGCCGTGATAGATCATCATAGATACCACAACCATCATCATTCAGATGTGGACAGGGATGTTCTGGATATACTTTATGTTCGTTGATCTTAACTGTTAAAGTTCCACGACAACACAAAGTACACCCATCGCATTTTTTTATATTCATCAGGGTTCAAGACCGATATAGTATTTGAGATCGATACTCTGGTGAATCCACTCTGTGATACCTTTTGAGGTAACACTTACCTTGTAGTTGCCTGGGTGCAAACGAAGGTTCTCAACTTTCATCGTGAGATCAAATACACCAGTGGTTTCACCTGCAACAGTCTGACTGTATACATTGCCAGTGTCATTCTCTTTGTCACACAGATCAAGATTGATAGTGCCGTCATCGAGAGTTCGGAATGCAAGATCAGGTAGATCATACACAGCAGATGCTTTCTGAAGTGCAACCAGATCTTCATACTTTAGCATGAAACTAAAGTCGGCCTCGGGAAACTTCACACTAGTTTCAGGAGCAGACTTCAAAGTAATCTCTGGAGCAGAGAAATAATACTTTGCAGAACGACCGTTGCCACGAATAGTGACATAAGTCTCGTTATCAAACTGCAGTGCAGCATCGTCAAACAGTGACAGACCAGCAAGGAACTGGTTCAGATCATAGATGCCAAAAGTTTGGGGGAAGGTTTCTTCGCTTTTGTATTCTGCAACAGCATTCTGACCAACGCTGATAGTCTTCAGCACAGTGCCTTCCCGAATCAGAATAGAACTATTGATCGTGCAAAAGTTCTTGAGAATGTCGCGAGTTTGTTTGGAAAGGATTACTGTACTCATTGATTGTAGGGTTCGGTAACGTTGGTTTTGTCAGAGAAGTGGAGAAGTAGAAGGCCGTAATGCAGGATCTTGATAATGTCCCGCCGTGCCGTGCCCTTCTTATCGTAGCGAGAAGCATACTTCAGGATGTTGCTGCGGCAAAATGCTTCAGCATCGCCAACAGATTCGATCAGATCTAGAGTCTGAATCTTGTCGTTACCAGCAGAGTAGTGTTGTCCATAAGTGCTGGCAATATAGTCACGCAACTCATTCAAGAGTTGATCTTCATTATATTTGAAATTCATTTATCCCAGATAAAGTCAATGTCATCATGATAGCATTCAATGATGTCGCCGTCAATCTGTCTTACGAACAGTTTGAGGTTTTGTCCACCAAGAATTTTAACGGTCTGCCCGTCTTTGAGACGGGCAAGGTGACCTACGTATCCGTGAAACTCAAGCGTCGGTTTCTTCATTAGCGTTCTCATCGATTTTGTCGTAGAGTTCAATAAAGGAGGTTTTGGTCTCGTCATCGAAACGATTGACACAGACTTCGATTGCCTTCATGCGCTTACCGAAGATCGAGAAAGCACGGACAATGTGGGTGAGGCGACGAGTAGAGATGACTTCATCAATACCACCGTCGTTGAAAGTCTTGCGAATGACTTCTGCCCAGGTAGCAAGTTTACCACAGAACTCCTCATCTTGGCAACCCAGTTGTTCAGAAAGTTTCTCAAGGATCTTGGTCTCAACAGCAGGGGTAGGATACTCCTGCTCAAAGGTCAGTGCGAAACGCTCAAGGAATGCTTCGTTGAGCACGTTGGTGCCGATGAAGCGACCATCGTCAGAACCCTTGCCCTTGGTGTTGGCCGTAGCGATGACGTTGAAACCAGCAGCGGGTTGTACGTAGCGACCAGTCTTTTTCAGAAACACCCCCTTACCCTCAAGAATGGATTGGAGACAGAGGATCTTGTTGCTAGCAAGGTCAACCTCATCGAGAAGCAAGACTGCGCCACGTTCGAGTGCTTCCACGACAGGTCCGTTATGCCAAACAGTTGCCCCATCCACAAGGCGAAAGCCACCAATAAGATCGTCTTCATCAGTTTCAATAGTAATGTTTACACGGATCAGTTCACGTCCCAGTTGAGCACATGCTTGCTCCACAGAGAAGGTCTTGCCGTTACCAGACAGACCAGTGATGAACGTAGGGTAGAAGAGACCAGACTTGATGATCTTCTTCACATCAGCAAAGTTGCCGAAGGGAACATAAGTGTCGTCCTTAAGAGGAACGAGGTTCTGCTCAACTGCTTCCATGACAGCAGGAGCAGCGGCAGGTGCCTCATACTGCTGCTCAAGACGCTCTTGCACAGTCAGGTTCCAAGTGCCACGCTTGACATAGAAGTCACGCAGACGCTTGACGGCAGTGGGATAGGTTACACCAAATTCTACGCAAGCATGACGAACAGCGTCAGCATTGACAGTGGTGCCATAGTGCTCGGACAGGAAAGCAGTCAGTTGGGCAGTGGTCAGGTCAGACTTGGCAGGCATTGGTCTCTTGTGTTGATGTAGTTAGTATAATGGATGGATGACGGGATGACAGACAGCAGTGGACAGTCCGTCAAGCGACATACTGAACGAAAGAGTTCAGCAGTTTCTTGTTCGTGGACTTGCTGGCCAGCATTTTCTTGAATGCTTTGGTGATCTCACCTTTCTTGGCACCAGACTCAACATCAAACTCTGTGTTGGAAGACAGAGAGTTGTTGGCAATGGCATAGAGAGCGGTGAAAGACTTGGGATCAGGAATGATAGCAGACTTCTCCTTCTTCCACTGCTTCTGCACATCAGCATACTTGGCGCTGTTGCCATAGACAGAGACAAAGTTAGACAGTGAAGATGCACTACCGATACGGAATCCAATGACATTCACACCAGGGTTACGATCACGCAGTTGCTGAATGAAAGTGTTGGTGCCGATGCTATACATATCAGACTTGCTGTAAGTGATACCAGTCTTGCGATCACGGAGGATGCAGCTGTCTACGCGACGAGGACGAACATAGTATTCATCTTTGTAGTCGTTGTAGATCTTGCGACCGTAAGCACTAGTGCAGGACTCACCATCAGTCAAGATGCACAGGTTGACTTTCTGTAGATCACTTTGCTTTTTGAACTTGGGAATGAGATAGTTCATCATGATGATTGCCTCATTCAATGGAGTGCCAGACAATCCAAGACCAGGAGTGGTGTGATAACCAACATAGTGACGGTAAGCATATGCTTCACGGAACAGGTTCCGACACATGCGCTCGTAGTCCTGGGAGTTAGAACGAGAAGACACCATGTTCATCAGGTGGAACTGGTCTTTGTGGAGGAACACTTTGTTCTCTACACAACCCTTGCTCTCAAAGTATTCTTCGTCGTTTTTGTTATCAACAATCTTGTCGATTGCGCGGCGAACAGGATAGTAATCGTTGGTGAAAGCGTAGACCTCAAAGGGGATCTGAACTTTCTTACAGAATGCAGTCATGTTGAGAACTTGCTTGACTGCGGCCAAGATGTCATTTGACATAGAACCAGACCAGTCAAGAAGGAACAGCAATCCATGGTTTTTACCATCAGTGACAGTGGTCACTTTCTTGAAGATGTCTTCAGAATACTTGTAAGTGTGAAGCTTTGAAGTATCAAGAACACCAGTTTTAGATTCGCCAGAACGAGCGTAAGCGTCAGCAGACTTACGACATTCAAACTCCTTAACAAGATAGTTGACCTCCTTCTGTGACTGCTTGCGGAACTCGCGGTAAGCATTATCTACTTCTATGTAGCTGCTTGCATTGTCACTATCGCGTTCTACGAATGTTTTGGAGAACTGATCAATCCAGTCATTGACTTCAGTCCAGTCAGCAACGTAGTCGTCAAGAACCACAGAATCTGGGATCTCGATGTAGGTGCTGTTACCTGCCCAGCGGTCATTGAATCCCTTGGCATTCTCATCGAAAGCACGTTGAGTCTTCGACTGATCATCCATGTGCTCACCGCCTTCGTTCGGACTGCTACCTTGCGGCACAGATTCTCCGCCATCGATGTTTTCGTTTTCAGACTCACGCTTCTGTGCTTCATCCACCATCTCCTCATGAGTCATGCTTTCACCAGCAGCACCTTCAGACTCCTGTTGACGGGACTGCATCTCTTGAGGAGCAGGTTCCTGCTGCTTCTCTTTCTTGCTGTACTCAAAGATATCGACAGCAATCCGCAGTGCCTCTTCAAAGGTCTCACACTCGTCGATGCGAGGGAGGAACTGACGCTCGTCAGTTTCAAAAGGAATCATGGCAGAGGCACCAATCTTGTAGTGCAGATTGATACGGTCGATCAGACTGAAGGTGGTGAGATCTTCATCAACAACCTCAAAGAAATCTTTCTCATGCAGTTCCTTGTAACCACCAGCAAAAGAACGACGGAGACCAGGATACTTGCGCTTCATCAGTTTCTCGATGCGAGCATCCTCAACCACATTGATGAAGTCCATAGGACATTCAGCAACGTTCCTCCAGTCTTCGTTAGGAGTGAACAGAGCGTGTCCTACTTCATGGCCCACCAGCAGATCATAGACAATGTTAGATGCCTTGTCCCAGTTAGGCAGGGTCAGGACGCGAGTGTCCACGTTGAAGGATGCAGTAGAGCAGTTGCGGTGCTCAACAACTAGGTTCTCTGTGGCCAGCAGTCGTGCCAGATTGCCTTTGATTGCTTGGTTGGTCATGGCGTCTCTTGCGTTGATGCATATAGTATATACAAAAAAAGAGGGTCCGAAGACCCCCCTTATGCCGCTTCTTGGATTGT